ATGCCAACCCAACGTAGCATGGACTTGAAACTCTTTGAAATCAAGGAAACAAACGTGCAACACGCAGATGGACATATCAGTGTGAACAAGACACCGAAGGTCACAGGCAAGGGTCAGCAGTATTTTATCAACAAGTTCTTGAGTGAAGATGAAGTAGCGGGGTAGGGAGATGAACGAACTAGAAAGAACAGCCCTCAACGAGATATTGAGGACCGTGACATATATTGCTGAGAAGTTGGATGAACTAGATTCTAAGATTTCACAATCAGGAGAAATGGAATGAAACTAAGGCTATATTCGTTCAGTAGACAAATAAAAAAACGTACTCCAGCTGCTATCTGAAGTACGCTACGGAAATTGTTCTGCTCAAACTAATAGCAGTAGTCAACAACACTTCGCTGGTATCGCCCCCAGCACTGTAGTTGAAATAGAATTTGATTCTCGATTTGGAAGACTAGTTTTTTCGACACTTTAAGAAAAAATGTCAGCTATTTTAAAAATATTGGGTCGTCTAGCTAAGACGCCGAGAAAAAAGCTAGCTTCCCTATTGAACCCTGCTAGTCAGGTGCGGTAGGCAAAAGGTAACCTACAAAATGAATCCAAACTCTACTGAGACACAGTCCCCTTCAAAAATTTTGCCAATTTGCATCAGCTCCTTTCTTGTTAAGGATAATATAAATATATACTGTTTTTGAAGGGGGGACATCGGTCTTAAGACCGATTTTTGGAGAAAATCATGGAAGATAAAATCATCGAACTTGCTGATTACTTCATCAGCGAAAATACAACGTACAGAGAAGCTAAGATAGCGTGTGAGAAGCTATTAAAACAAGTCAGCCATGAGATAGAACTCAGGGCGCTGGAAAGTAAAACAAGGGGGAACGATAATGGAACAGCCGCATGTTAATGTTGATATTTCTGGTATGGAAAAATTAGCAGAAGTAACTCGAGAGGAAACTGAAAAAATATTAACTTATGATGAAATCGAGTTGCTAAAACCAATTACTCGTCTTCATAAATCTATCTTTAGGCAAACAGAATACTTATCAGAGCAGTTGACAGAAAGGCTTCATCACCTTGAGGACTACAATAGTCCCATAGATGAAGAAACAATTAGATTAGCTGAGGCGACTATAGAATTTTATAATCTACTAATCAAGTCTCCTAGTATTAGTGCAGTTGTCAAGGAGATTGTGAGCGAGGGACATGAGAGTTAAAGCGGTTAAGGCATCATTAACACTATCTGGATTGTAGTATTTAAGTTTATGTGCTTTGGAATTACGATAAAGATGCGCGATTGTCAGAAGTAAATTCTTCAATCCTTTATATTCACTTTGTTCGTCGAGAGTCTGTAATTTATTTCCGTTGATAATCATAATGGGTTCTTTGATTTTAAAACATTGGTCTATTAGACTTGCTGAGTCCAGAGACGAACCGGTTAGTAAACGAATGCGGTGAAAGATTCCTTTGCTTGCTTCAAATACAGCATGAAAATAATTTTCTTGTAAGAGTTCCTGGGTGCAGAATTTTAAAACATTTGGATGAACATTTAATGTTCTCAACATATGATCAAGTGATTCAAATCGTTTCTTTGCCTCAACTAAAGTTTTTGAAGCAGTAGTAATAACTACATGTCCGTTATCTGATATAGTGAGACCTTTTAGGGAAAGAACGACATTTAGTTTTAATCTTAAGTTTTCAAAATCTGAAACCTTATCGATGTACCTCAAAGGATTGCAGATATACTCAATTACAAGTTTGATATTAGATTTATCTTGGGTTTTGTTGAGTATATCAGACATGATATTGTGAACTCTATAGTGTTTATTGAGTCCAGAGTTCTGGTCGTTTTGGGGATATCCTAAGACTTCTCCCATCCTTGTGATTTCAGAATGTGAAACATAATCAGATAGTATTTTACTGATTGTATCTACAAATTGTGTATCAATACTTAACATAGCAAACCTCGTTTTTATTAAACATTATATCAGAAAAGGAGACTAGAAATAGAAAGGAGATCGTATGACAAACTTTAAAGATTTGAATTGCCAGTTCATCTTTCAGGAATCCAACTGACGATTATACAGCTGTTAGTAATAGTTTCATCAATGATCCCGCGATGGATTTTACAGCCGTTGGTATTATGATGGTTATTTTAGCTAATCACCCCAACTGGCAAGTCTATCCGGATGAGATAGCTAAAAGAAAAGGTGTAAGTCGGGATATGATAGATAGACATTTCAAGAAGATAGAGAAGGCCGGTTATCTCAGAACTTTTAAAAAAAGTCTCGGACGAGGAAAAGGAGTTCAGATCTTTCGGTTCTTCTCAGATGTTAAAATTACCGATTTTCAATTTAAAATTATGCTACAGAGATTAGAGGAGGCTTTACAAAAGTTATCCACAGATTAGCAGTTACATTTCCTTATTTTACAAATCTGTATTTTACAAATCTGTATTTTACAGATCAGTAAAATAAGGCACTAATAAATACTAACTAACAACAAGTATTAAATAACAACAAATATTAAATAACAACAAGTCCTACTTCTCTTAATAAATAAAAGAGAGAAATTTAAAATTTCAATTTTAGGACTTTGGTTTGGAAGGAGAAGAAATGAGACCAAAACGATATCCGTATAGTGGAAAAAAAGAGTCCACCTTTATAAAGGCAGACAATGAATTATTATTGAATATCAATAAGATTGATTGTGGGAATATAAAAGCAATAAATCTATTTGGAATCATTTAGATAAAGAAAGTAGGTAAGAAGAATGAGTATCAATTCAATGACTGTTGAAGTCAAAGTAAATGTTACGAATATAGATCAATTTAATGATCTTGTCAAAGAGTTTAATAAAAAAGCTCATGAGCTTGAAGAACTTGCTCATAAGCTGAATATGTTTCGTTTTGAAGCAGATATCCTATCAAGTGATGGCAACTAATTCAAAAAAGGAGAGAAAGACATGTTGGAAGAATTTCTTGAACGTATAGCCAAAAGCCTTGAGTCTATAGATACAGAACTCAAGGTAAGAAACGAAGACAGAAAGCTTCTTCTTAATCAAGCTGAAGCAATAGAAAAAATTTGCTTGGATATCAAAGAAGACCCTTTCAGTCTTAACGATTTAAAAAGAAAAGCTTTGGCTGATAGAGTTAAACAAAAGGAATAACAGATTTAATTTTAGCCGCAAAATCTAATACATTCTCTATTCGTTCTTTGAGAGTTGGTTCTCTGAATTGACTCTCAAGTTCAGCGATTGCTTCGGTTGTTAAATACAGGGTGTAGAACGTGTTATCAGCCTTGGTGCCAATTATATATCCATATTTATCTAATTCAAAACATGTATCCAAAATATCTTCTTCAGACCATTCAGACATAATGTTATCTTTCAGATAATTTATGTTTTGAAAGTTTCTTGCTTGAACTTTAGGAACTTCATCTTTGCGTCTTGTTAAATATTCTGCGTACATGGAAGTTAGTAGGAATTTGGCATCATTCGTTAGATTATTCATGATATTTCTATCCTTTCTATTGGAATTTTGACTAAAACGGTGAGAGGTCCTAGTCAAGGATGATTATAGCATAATCTAAATTAAATAACAATATGTAGTGTTTTTATATGTTTGAAACACAATATATTGGGAAAGGAGCAATGTGTGTGGAAGAAGTTTAAGCATTTGTTGATTGAAAAAGAAATGACACAGAAGGAATTAGCTGAAAAAGCTGGTATCAGTCCAAATACAATTAGCAATATCAAAACTGAGCGTATTTCTTTTAAGAATATGTGCAAAATCGCTGATGCACTGGAAGTCAAAATAGACGAACTAAGGTAACACAAAAAAAGCACCTGACGGCAATCAGGCGCATACTAAAATAACTAACTAAATTATAACACGAAAGAGAGGAAATTGCCAATGGCTTTGGAATTGTTTGGAGAAGATTTTAAAAACGAACTGTTGGAAGAGCTTGTCCAGTTGAATGTGAAAGCTATGACTGAAGCTAAAATGCGAGTGGCAAGAGGAACGAACTGGGCTTCGATTAAAGATGTTCAGGAAAAGACGGGCTGGGGGCGCAAGAAAATCGAAGATTTCAGAGACGCAGGGAAATTCCGCTACCAGCAAAATGCTAAAGGCGGTAAGTATTTATATGACTTGAACGACGTACTACGGTTTCAAAGTCAGTTAGCGAAATAAAGGAGAGAGAAGAAATGTTTGAACCACCATTAATTAGTCAGCTTTTAGGAACCGGCGTAGTGATTTTGGGATTTATTAGCGCAGGGATTCTAGCTCATCAGTTAGAAAAACAAAAAGAGGAAGAAAAACGACTTCAAGAAGAGTATGATACGCAAGTGATTAGAACTTGTAATGAATTGCTTGAAATGGGTCGTGAGATTGAAAGAGAACAAATCCGCAAGAATATCCGTCGGGAGTTCAAGGGCTTCACATTTGACAACGAACCGCCTCAAGGATTGCGACCTGAGCCATTAGCCTTGCCAGAACCACGAAGATCACGCTATGCAAAGTATTTGGGGTAGAGCAAAGGAGACGCTAATGACTAGAATTGAACTTGAAAACCGTGTATGGCTTTTGGCCAACCATGAAGAAAAAACGAATTGCTGGAACTTGGAAAGGTGTATGCTCATGTTTGATTATGACAGAGATATCATGCAACCGCCTGAGGAGCAAGAGGAGCTTGACCCAAGCCAGTACATCTATGTTGGATGTGGGCAGTATCGATACGTGGGTGATGAAGTATGATTGAAGAATTACACGCAGAAATCGACAACTGGCGGGCTGAATATATTCACCTTGGCCGAGAGATGGGGCAGATCATCAACGACCAACAAGATATAATCTTGAAACTACAAAACGAAAACAGACGTATAAAGCGTGAAAATTGGAATTTGAAGAAGACGAAAGGAAGAAGGAAATGACTAACGAATTGACACAAAAGCAAATCACATCACCGGTTGCTACACGCATTGGAGAAATGCAAAACGAGGGACTAATGATTGCTTCAAATTACAGTGTCAGCAATGCACTCAGTTCAGCATATTATGCTCTAAAAAATTCCAGCAGTGGGAATTTGCTCCAGATGTGCACTCAAGATAGTATCTACAATGCACTCCTTGACATGGTAACTCAAGGGCTTAGCCCAGCAAAGACTCAGTGCTATTTTATCCCTTACGGAAATACTGTTAAGTTGACTAGGTCATATTTTGGCACTATGAAAGTTGTTAAGCAATTACCAGAAGTGAAAGATATTTATGCAGAAGTTATCTATGAGGGTGACAAATTCCAAATTAAGAACGAAAACGGTCGGAAAGTTTTTGTTAGCCATGAAACGGATTGGGTTAATGCAGACAATCCAATCGCAGGAGCTTATTGCATTATCGAAAAAGAGGATGGGGAGAAAATCCTGACCGTTATGACCAAAAAAGAAATTGACAAGTCTTGGGCACAAGCAAAAACAAAGAATGTTCAGAATAATTTTCCTCAAGAAATGGCTAAGCGCACAGTTATCAATCGTGCGGCTAAACAGTTCTTTAATACCAGTGATGATAATGACTTATTTATTGATGCTGTGAACCGTACTACAGAAAATGAGTATGATAACGAGCGCCAAGTGAAAGAAGCTGAACCAGTGAGAGAAGAAGTTGAAACATTAGATGACATCTTAAAAGCTCCTAGCACGCCCACAGAGCCCGACAACGTGGTAGATGGAGAATTTACCGAAGAAAGCGAAACACCTCCAAAAACGGCTGAAAAAACGGCAAATCCTGACGAGTTAGCTTCTACCGAATACCCAGCAGATGAAATTCCAGATTTTGACGAAGAAACAGGCGAAGTTTTGGAAGAGATCAGTTTCTTTGAGGGAAACACGACCAACATTAAGGAGTTATAGCCATGATTGAATTAACTCAAGAAAATTACTATGACGATACTAGCTATTTGACCAATTCACGCTTCAAACGTTATCAGCAATGCCAAGCGAAGGCATTTGCTTTGGACAGTGGGCAATGGACTGAGGAGAGAGACGAAACCCCTCTTCTCCTCGGAAATTATGTTCACAGTTACTTTGAAAGTCCAGAAGCACATCAGCAGTTCATGGATGAAAATGGTGACAAGCTACTGGCTAAGACTGGGAAAAATAAAGGGAACCTCAAATCTGACTTTGTGATTGGCGACAAGATGATTGCAAGTTTAAAGGACGACGACGGATTTAATCATTTGTATCATGGTTATCCGTCAGATGAGGTTCAAAAAGAGTTGATTGTCTATGGAGAAATCGAAGGAGTACCAGTCAAAGGAAAGCTGGATAGCGTGAATCTAAGTCGTGGTTATTTCGTGGATTTGAAGACCATGAAGTCCATCTACGCTGAAGAATGGAGTGCAGAACTTAAAAAGAAAGTTCCTGCAGCAGTTAACAATATTCTTAACTTTGGATATCATGGCCAGCTTGGTCTATATCGTGAATTGCTGAAACAAATGACTGGGAATGATTTTAGACCATACATTGTAGCGGTCAGCAAGGAAAATGTTCCAGATCGTGACATTTTGAAAATCGATGATGAATGGCTTGAAGAAGGTTTAGACAAAATCAAGTCTGAAATTGTCGAAGTTTGGGATGTTATCCAAGGTCAGAAAGAACCTAAAAAATGTAGTCATTGCGATTATTGCAGAAGCCAGAAAAAGCTGAATGCAGTAGTTAGCTTGAATGACTTGATTGAAAGTGATTATTAAATTAAAAAGCGAGGAAAGAGAATGATTAAAACAGTATTTTTATCATGCGACTACCCATCTGACGAGGCGATTGATGATCAAATAAATAGCTGGTTTGAAGAGAATCCAGACATTGAGTTGATTGACATCAAATTTCAATCAAACGTGTCTGCCGTTGCTGACAGTGGAGTCAGCGCTGAATATTGGCATTCGTCAGCATTGATTATTTATAGAGAACCTGAAAAATCAAGGTTAGGAATAGAATTTGGAGAAGAAGATGATTTTTGATTTTATTAAAGAGGTCGGCATGGCGCTGGTTTGGCTTCTGTTAGGCTATTTTATCGGAGAAAGCAACGCCAGAAAAGATAAAAAATAACCAAAACCAACCGTTTCCATTTTGGAAACAACTCAAAAACCAACAAGCCGTGCATTCTTGTAAAACTGCGAACTAGAAAGCGTCAAAAACGGTCATGTGACCTTGGACGAGCGACTGCCCGTATTTAGCCAATTCTCACAAAGGCAGTCGCATTTTTTGGAGAAAATTAATGAATTATAAAATCGATATAGCAGGAACGAGTATTGCACTCGAAATAGTAGATGAAAACATCACGATCACAAATAAAATTGAATATGATATGCAGATGCATTTCAGAAATACGGACGCAGATGCTTCTCTCGACACAAGTGGCGACGTGTTCGAGCCTCTCTATTGGCTAGACATCAGGGTAACACCGAAAACGCCGACAGAGTATCATACAAGCCTTGGAGTCAAGAGAGAAAAACGCCACTTGGCCGAACTTCAGAAGTTCTTTGAGTTTATTGAGAATAATAAACGAAACCTATTTGATCTCTGTGGATTCAAGGGAGAACTGCAATGAAATCTCTGACATTATCGTTGGACATTTCAACTACTGCGACAGGCTGGGCCGTATTTCACGGCTCCGACCTTGTCCAGAGTGGTGTCTTAAAACATAAAAGCAAGTCATTCTTTGAGCGTGGGCGGTTCATGGCTAGCGAACTGCGAGCGATTCAATCGAGAGCACTCCAGAAACACGACTGTCATTTTGAATCAATTGTGGTCGAGAAGAACTCAGTCATGGGGCCAAATCAGCAGTCTATGATTAGCATCGGAATTGTGACAGGTATCATTCTTGGTCGACTGATTGCTGACAATGTGTACTTTGTGAACGTGTCGACCTGGCGCAAGTATTGGAAGTTTAGTTACAAAGACCGAAGTAAGAAATCAATGAAGCTGCAGGCTATTGCTAAAGTGTCCGATGAATTCAACCTAAACGTCAAAGATGACGAGGCAGATGCAATCCTGATTGGTTCGTATTTTGTAAGCCATGGCCACGAATTTGGAGACCTGGAAAGTCACAAGGTGAGTTAAGGAGTTGGAAGATGAAGCTTGAAAACTTAAACAAAGCTAGAGATATCAATCAACTGATTAAAGAGTACAAATATTTCTTAGAAGTTAAACGAAAGTGCTGGGGTAATCTAAGGATTACAAGGCTAGAGATTAATTATTTTCTTCGTACGGCTTATGGATTTCTTTCAAAAGAAATCAAAGCAGATGAGATATTGTCTGGTCTAATCACAGAAACCATCCAGAATCGAATCGAAATGCTAAAGCAAGAACTTGTTGAATTAGGAGTAGAAATAAAGGAGTTAGAAGATGAATAAGCAGGAATTGATTGAGAAGTATAAAGAGTTATATGAAAATGTATTTGATTTTGGAGTAAAATTAGCTTGTCAGCTAATGTTACAAGACTTGGAACAACTAGACGAACCGCAACCAGTCAAAGTAAAGCAATTTGTGGCGGATTGGTATGAGAAGAAAAAACATGATTTAAACCATTATATTTGGGATTACATCTATAATTGGAATCATCAAGAGGAATCGGAATTTAAAAGATGGATGAACTGTTCAATAACCTCGTTTCAAACCCTCGTCAATATGCACCAATTCGGCTATGAAGTCGAGGAAGAGAAGCGGTATTTTGTGAAGGCGAAGTCGATTGGAGACCATAATAATTATTTGAAATACAACACGAACCAAAAACATTGGTATTTCGGTTCTCGCTTTATCTATGTGAATGATGTGGATACAAAAATACACCACACCCGCAAAGAACTTGAAGAAGCCAACTTTGGCTGGGTTTTCAATTGTGAAGGTATTGAGATTGAGGAGGTTGAGTGATGGATGAGCAAAACATTTTAGAGACACAATTGATTTTAGGTAAGCAAGTTTTAGAGATTGTCTTGGATTTGCTAAAAAACGACTCAAAAGCAGGGGCAGTTTTGCCTTTAAATATAAATGATCATGATTTTACTATCACGATTGAAAAGGAGGTCACAGATTGAAGCGATTCATAGCTATCTGGATTCTGCTATCTGCTGGATTGAATATCTGGCAGAGTATCCACATTAAAAAACTAGAAGAAAAGCGCCCAATGGTTATCTACAAGGCGGATAATCAAGGCGCAGAAATATTCGGCAAGGTCGTCGAGAAAGGACGACATGGGAAGCTATACACGCTTACTATTCGTGACTACGGAGTGTTCGTGGTCACTAAAGAGCAGTGGGATAAGGTGAAAGTTGGGGATGAGGTGATGTTGTGAAATTATTTCTTCACGAAGATTGTATGGACGTCATGAAAAAATATCCTGATAATTATTTTGATTTAGCTATTGTAGACCCACCGTATTTTTCCGGGCCGGAAAAAAGAAAATACTATGGTCGAAAAGTCAGCCCAATAGGTGTAAGCAGGCTGTATGGCAAAACATCAGAGTGGCAAATTCCAAATAGAGATTACTTTGATGAGTTATTTAGAGTTTCAAAAAATCAAATTATTTGGGGTGTGAACTACTTCAACTATTCTTTTGGTTCTGGCCGTATCGTTTGGGATAAAGTTAATGGACAGTCCAGTTTCTCGGATTGTGAGATAGCATACTGCAGCTTACATGATAGTACTCGGTTATTTCGCTATATGTGGAATGGTATGATGCAAGGGAAATCAATCTCTGAAGGTTATATACAACAAGGAAATAAGGCCTTAAACGAGGTTAGAATCCATCCGACACAAAAACCGATCAATCTTTATCTTTGGTTACTTCAAACTTACGCAAAAGACGGAGACAAGATTCTTGATACTCATGTTGGTTCAGCAAGTAGCTTGATTGCTTGCCAAGAATTAGGTTTTGAGTATGTAGGTTGCGAGTTAGATAGAGACATCTTTAATCTTGCTAAACAGAGATTAGACGCTTACGAGAAGAAAATAAAATTATTTTAGGAGTTATCATGAACACACTAGAAAATGTAAAACAATGGTTTATAGACCGTGATTTAGAAAATGGTGGACGGCTGGACAAGCAGTCTTTGAAACTCAGTGAAGAGTTCGGTGAGTTATGCGCAGGTTATCTCAAGAAGAATGAGCAACTGACCAAGGATAGTATTGGAGATTGCGCAGTCGTGATTGTAGGGCTAGCCTTGCTAATAAAAGAGGATGTGCATAAGATTTTTGATGAAGTTTTTAGCGACGAATACTATGTCATAGAATGTCTGGTCTTTTTGAATAGGGCAATCAGCAATATTCAGTTATCTGATGGATTTAAAGATAAAGAGTTATATATAATCGATTTAACTCGTTCAATTTATTGGTTAAAATCAATCAGCAAGTCGCTAGGTTATGACTTCGAAGAATGTTTTGAACTGGCTTACCAAGAAATTAAAGACCGCAAGGGTCGTTGGATTGATGGCTCGTTTGTCAAAGAGGAGGATTTATAAAATGAAAAAACTAGGAATTATTATTGGGGTGGTATTTGTAATCGTTGTATCGCCATTCGTGGTTCAGTATGGTTGGAATGAGATTATCACAACGATTGTTCCAGTTGGTAAAATTACAGTCTGGCAAGCATTAGGGATGGATGCACTACTATCTTTTATCTGGCCGGTGTTATCCAGCAAAAAAGAATCTGAAGAGGATTATTCATATGCTGTAAAAAGTAGCATATCAAAAATCATTACATGTGCATTCTTGATATGGTTAGCTAGCTTGTTTATTTAAGGAGGATTTAACATGACACCAAAATTTAGAGCGTGGGATAGTTGGCGAAAGAGAATGTCGGTGGTTGATAGGATTTATATAGACACTGAAGGAGTTCGCTTATATGATGATTTTGGAGAGTATTGGAGAGATTTTAGAGATGCCAAACTCATGCAATCAACAGGACTCAAAGACAAGAACGGCAAGGAAATATTTGAGGGGGATATAGTACAATTTGAAGATTGTTATGAAGTGTCCGATTTTCTGTATATAAACACAGGTATTATAGAATGGTGTCAAGGCGGCTTTCATGTTACCAATAGAGACTCTGTGTTAATGGAAGATTTGCTTGATGGAGACTCATTAGATGTTACAATCTTCGGCAACATCTACGAAAATAAGGAGTTACTAGATGCCTGATGTAGAATGGATTATGGAAAATTGTCATATGATGCGTGATAACGGTTGTTGGGCAGGAGAGAAGCAGATTTCCTATGCTAGCCCAGATGGTCAATACACATATTACATCAACAAGCGGAAAGATGGAACGTATTACTTACATGGAGCATGTAAGCATTATGGAAGAAATTGAGGTGAATAAATGACAGATAACATAAATAACCCAAGCCACTACCAAGGACGGTTCGGCATGGAATCAATCGATGCTTTAAGGAACTTCATGACACCAGAACAGCTGAAAGGCTTTTTATCTTGGAAATGCCTTGAAGTACCAGTTACGGTTCCAAAAGAAAAACGGTCTCGAAGACCTGAAGAAAGCACGAAAGAATCTCGACTGGCTTATCGAGGAGATGGAACATGAGAATTAAAACATTAATGGGAACAATCATCAATGTTGATAGGATAAAGCGCAGTATCACAGTTGAGGGCATTGAATTGGGCTCAGATTGTCGCGCTTTAGTATCTAAACACAAAGATGGTACAGGTACAATAACACTAGTTTTTGATGGGAAAATAATTTAAAAAAGGAGTAAAAACAATGTTTACACAATACAATCATGAAACAGGAAAAACTACACTTACAAAACTTGCTAAGGGCGGTATCATTACAGTTGCAGCTGTTGCTTCACTTGGGATTTTTCGTCTCACAGCTGTGAAACGTATCCCAGCTAATACAGTTGGAGTTAAAGTTAGCGCAATTGGAGGTGTGCAAGAAAATACACTGCAAACAGGATATCATCTAAAAATGCCATTTATTGACAAAGTCTACACCTTATCTACATCTGTTCAAACAAAAACAATGGAGAAAATCACGACTCAGACTAAAGATGGTCAGTGGCTCAACACCAATATTGATGTGAAATATCGTGTCAATAAGGAAAAGGCTATGACGGTCTTCTCTAATTACACAGACTTAGAAAACGTGAATAATAGTGTAGTATCTCCTGCTGTTCAGCGTGCTATTGAATCTGTAACAGGAAATTACGATATTTATGATATTCTCGGTGACAAGCGTACTGAAGTTTATGAGGCAATTGATAAAGCTCTTAAAGAAAAATTTGAGTCTTACGATTTGGAGTTTGTATCCTTTACCATTACAGACCAAGACGCAGGCGATGAGATTGAAGCAGCGATCAAAAATGAATCGGTCAAACAAAAGGAAATCGATACAGCTAAGCAGGAACAAGAAAAAGCAAAAGTTGAAGCTGATACCAAGAAAGTTCAAGCTCAAGCAGAAGCAGACGCAGGTATCATCAAAGCAGAAGGTGAAGCCAAGGCCAACAAAGCTAAGTCAGACTCAATCACAGACAACCTTATCCGTATGAAAGAAGCAGAAGCCAGAGAGAAGCATGGCTGGGTCACTGTCAACGGTGCAGGTAGTGTGATCACGAATAAAGAATAAAATAAAAAAAGCCAAGACATTCTCTGTCTCAGCTAATAGTTCTCGCAAATACTATTATATCACAAAGGAGACAGAGAGTGAGCAAGGCTAAAGAGCTACTGAAAGAATTACAAGACCTTGACATGGACATCCAAAGCCGTATAGATGAAATCAACGAGCTTGAGGCAGGTTTGCTCTCAAGTCCTAAGTGGTCAGATGTTAAAGTCAAAGGTGGTCAAGCTAGAAAAGTTGATGATGTCTATACTCAGCTGGTAGTGATGAAAGAGGCTATAGAACAGGATACCAAGGAAGTTATTGACAGGAAACTTGAATTGGGCAGAATGATCAACAGGCTTAAAAATCCAAAAAGTAGGTCCGTCCTTAGAATGACTTACATTACTAAGATGTATGTTGATGATATTTGTGACAAAATGGAAATCAGCAGAACAACTTTCTATACTTGGCGGAATATGGCCATCTCTGAACTGAATGAGGTTTTGGAGAGAATGGAACTAAATTGAACTTTACAAAACTGTACAAAACTGTACGGGAAAAAATGATACTTGTTAGCACAGTTTTGTAATTCTGATAGAATGGTAGTATCAAGAATTAAGGGTAAGGCAGTAAGCCTTCCCTGACATGGAGAGTTGGCAGAGTCAGGTTGAATGCACCCGTTTGCTAGACGGGTGGTCGCCTATGTGCGGTCCGTGGGTTCAAATCCCACACTCTCCTTTGAGTGTTTGTGTCCCAGAATGGGGTAGGCAGTAGGCTTAGCATTCATATATCACTCATTAACTTTTAAATGGTTGCGGAGCGACAGGACCTTGCATGAT